CAGTTTAAGACCGTAATTTTAATCTCTCATTTGGATTCTTTAAAGGACGTTGTTGACATGACTATCGATATTTCAAAGCTTAATGGCTATGCAAACGTGAGGATATAAAATGAAACTAACAACCCAAAGACTAAAGCAAATTATTAGAGAAGAAATAGAAGAGGTGGCAGAAGTTGAAGTAGAAGCTGTTGCCATTGGTAAAATTGATGAGGAGTCAGGTATCACTCAAACTCAATTAGATGTAGTAGCACAAACGATTAGCACTGCTGCTAATAGTGTCAGTGGTACAACTGCGGGAACTGATGTGCACTCAACCGGTGGTAGCACTGGAAGTCAAACTAGCGTGGACAGTAATTTTAATTTAAACATTAGCACTATGGATTCAACCATGAGTGTTGCTCAGGTTGAAACAGAAACTACCACAGTAACGACAGCCACTGTTACAGATACTTCTACTAGTGTCGAAGAAACAGGGACCATGGACTTAGAGGTGCGCTCAGAAGCAGATACTATTACTGATGAGATTGTAGCGCAAAATTTACAAGAACAAGCTCAAGAAGTTATAGAAGAAAGAGTTACTTCGGATAATGAATATGGT